CAGTAATGCGGTAGTCGTGCGACCAGGGATGCGATTAAGTCTTTGCAACCGTAGTCCCCTAAGACGGGTAGGCGTGCCCACGCTGATGTCAGCATACGGAATGGCTCCAGGGAACAGAGCAAAGACCCTGAATTAGAGCTAAGGTAACGGGTTGGTATTCTCGCTTCGTGCATAAGTTGCCTTCTTAGTTACAAGCTTTCGGCTTTAGCCGGGAGTAGTTGACCAATATCATCCCAAGTAAGAGCCAATCCCCTAGGACAGAGAGGAAGCGCGGCCTCCTGTTAAAGTTTTTGATTCTACGACAGCGTCTTCCAAAAGACAGCGGTCGGTGAACTGTGTTTCGTTAATATCTCAACTTTATTAGATGACGAGTTGATCGTCAAATCACCGTCGCTCAATAAAATGTCCGTAGTGGATCCGTCAGTGGTTCTAACATAGACATCGGGCTTGCGATTGATAGCAATAGCCAAGTCTCTATACATGTCCTCCAGCATCTCAAGCAAGCGCTCTGGTGTGACATTATCTCGATTGCCAATATCGTAATTCTCTGAAATCTTAACCACTCGTCATGCCTCCTGCTCTGCAATGGATTCTAATACTAGTTATTACCGCCTGTGTCGCAGGACTCTCCTGACGAATCTTAAATGTAAGAAAATCCGATTCTTGGTTCACTATCGCCGTTATCCACTTTCGTTCTTTCGTCGAAGAACCAGGTTGAAGTAAGACGCCGCTCTTAAATGGCGATTCCTCTTCGTCAGCATACATATCCAGATAGACGAATCCACTATTTGTATTCAAAAGAAACTCTAGATGGCTAACGAAAACCTTTCTCCCCTTGTCTCGATAAGGATTGAAAGGATTCATCGTCGCTTCAAATAAAATAAGCTTCGAGATAGAGCCGCCTGTAGTATAGGCGCTCCAATCGGTAGAATTGGCATTAACCGTTATCGAATTCAAGGATGCCGCAGTTATAGTATATGGCTCTAAATCCGCTTCAAGATTCGATGGATCAAAATTATTTATCTCTGTCATGCCTTCGACATTAGCAATGACAACACGATCACCTATAGCAAACGCCTGATCGCTAGTAGTCAAAACAGCAGAACCCGCATTAGTTATCGCTGTGATGTTGGAGAAGTAGTCGTCATAATCTTGATTTAGTTGATATATGAATCCCGAGTCGTCGCCAGCAAGAGTTTTCTGAGTGCCTTGCGTTACACCAATAGAGTTCCAAATTTCCTCTGTGGTATCCCATTGTGCCCACGAAGGATTCTTTGTCTCATCAATATCTTCCCAAGTAAGAGCCAATCCCCCATCGGTTTGACCAAATACCGTAAACCTGGCGTCGTAAACTGACCAACTCCCTTCCTCGTAATTATTCACTAAGACAGTATCTTGGGTGGAACCTTCAGTACCTGCCTCCTTGTACGACCAAAGAAACTGGCCATTCAGACGGTCAAATCCACCGTATGTAAGATTAAATTCTGATGGTAGAATGTCATCGGTAGAAAAGTAAGGGATCTTATTGTCGACTCGCAAAGACTCCCTTGAGTCCGTTGCAATAATTCCAGTTTTTCCAACCGAACGAATTTCGTTGTTCCAGCTAGCGAATGAGAACGGCGCATCAGTTCCAATTACTCCTGGCACTTTACGCCAAATATACGGATTGAATGGATCTCGTGTTTTTTCAAGTACCCAGTTACTACGAGAAAAATTACCAATTATGTAATTCCCAAGAATGGAAGCGCCGTTCAAATATTCCTGAGTGTCAGCAGGCAAAAGGCCAGCACCAACAGTGTTGAACTTGTCTCCATTGCCTGAAACACTCCTAATAGCAGAGTAAAGAACGGCCTGAGGATTATCTAATCCACCGATCAAAGGCTGGAAAAGGTTCAGACGTTCACCAAAATAGATCACATACCAAGCATTGGTAAGCGCACCGCCGGAAGGAGCTTGGTAGTCTGGATTATCTACTAAATTTGTGAAGCTAAGGACATTCGTTCCGTCATACATGTAAATGTCTGACATTCCCTTTCCAGTGAATACAAACCGTTGACTTCCATCCCCAAAAGGATAAGTGGTACCTGAAACATAGTCTTCGTCGGTTGCTATCGCAAACCCGCCTCCTGGAGCTGCTCCAGCCATGGGGACTTGGTCGAAGGTGTTTGTTCCTTCGTTGAACTTGTATAAAAATTCTTTCGATATTACCAGGAGCTGCTTTGAGCTGTCGGGAAGAGTATGCTCAAAGATTCCCATTACCCTGGTTCCGTCAGCAAGACGACCCGATGAAAACTGAGTGAATCCCTGACGAGATTGCAGGACTTGACGATAGATATAGCCATTCCGAATGCTTTGAAATGAGTCGGCTGGTTCTAGATAGTTTACACCATCCTTAGCTACACCTGTCCTATAGCCTGTTATCTCGAAGATATCCATCACATTGCGCGCGCGAGTACTTTGTCCTTTAGGACAGAGAGGAAGCGCGGCCTCCCGCTAAAGTTTTTGATCAGCCGCCGAAGACCACAAACCAACATTGAATAGGATCAATAGCCGCTGGCGATCCAGCATAAGTAAAAGTTCTAAATTTAAAAAGCGCCGTGCTCTTGACGTTCGTAAGCGTAGAGGCCGCCGACATAGTAAATACCCCAACATCGTTAGCCGTGGCTGTATTCCGAACGCAATCACCAAGAACAAGATAATTATTAGTTGGAGTCGCTGCTGCGAATGTTGCTGTAAAAACCCCTGCAGAATCTCTTACTATAGTTGAAATATTATGTTTATATTGGATAGTCACCACACCGCCTACAACAGTGAAAACACCACACGCCCGAATGCCAAGCATCTGCATGACCTGCGACGCATTTCGAAAATATGGTTGAATGTCCTGGTTTGTTGGAGATTCAGCGGCAGTCTTTTCTCGCAGATAGATATTTCCATCCATGCCTGTTGAAATCGTAGCATCTACTGCTTGCTTAGGCATATTGACAAACTTATGGCGACCGTCTTCGTTTGTGCCAATATTCCAGTAATGATCGTTATTCAGCGTAGTTTCTATGTACGCTGTGTTTTGGACGCCAGGCGTCTTATTGGCACGCACAGAACTGCTGCCTATTGGCCAAGTCGAATTCCAGGGCATTTACATTCTCCTTTAGAATCGCGGTGCTGATCTTTGTTGCTTTATCTGGTTATGCGTCCTTGTCAACAGCAAGCGACGCTCTCTGTTGAAACCACGCTGTATTTGTCCTATATTCTCCTGGTCGAATCTATAGTCCATCGCGTAATTTACCGCTGAACCGTAAGCCAAGTATCTAAGCCAATAGTCATGGGGTATAGCCTCGTTCCCCGTGGAACTAAACTCTGGATTGATCTTGTACCCGTATATTTTGACGGTATATGTATCGTTTGGAATCGTTCTAAAGACTAGCTGGTTTCCGTAGTACAAAACCTCAGTAGGAAATCCAGGTGTCAAAAGATCTTCATTGTTGATACCCCAAAACCCATGGAAAACTCCCGGATCTTGATATAGATCTACCGGATTCCAAGAGACAGAACTCCCAACCGGAGCAGCAAGAGAAATCAAAATCTCTGATGATAGATTTGAAAATAATATAGACGTCTCATTGCTTGGAAAGGTATAAACGCCGTCTGTCGTTCCGTCAATGTCAAAAGATAAAGCGCCAAATTGCTCGAATACGTGAAGGTCGTCCGTCATCGTCAATGATGTAAAATCGTTGAGATACTGCAATAGTGTAGTATCGCTAGAGTCTGAATCGTTTTCGTTCCTGCGGTTTATCGCCAACCTTATAATTCGGAGAACGTCCGATACATACCTTGTCATCTTTATTTTAATCCGCGTAAATTGTTCTTAAAGTAAACCTCGGATCCTTATGGGAAATTCCAGTTTCTTTTGCTCCGTCCTTCCCCTCAAACCACTTCCAGACAGGAGTGCCCTTCTCTGATAGATAAGAAATAATGCACTGTGGAAGATCGTATGTCTGACCAGGAACTAGTGTTTGGTCAAAGTGAATGAAATTATTAGAAACATACACCTTCAAAGGATTTCCTGGCTGATCCACACGACCAAAAACAACTCTAGTCGTCGGATGGAGCTCAATGGGGCACTGCTTATAGGGATATCTACATAGTTTTAACTTTTTATTTAGACGTGCGGCTTCTTCGTTATACAGACGATAATCTCGAATACTCTCTAATGGCATCTCGTCAATGGATTGCTTTTCTTCGGAGATAGCCTTATCCATTATTTCCGTTTTTGCGGGTCTTCCCATTTAATACTCCACATTAAATTTTATAATATCGCATGCGCGATTGTAAAATCGCGCATGCAGTTTTTCGTTAGGTTACTAGATCACCAAGATCGGTAATTTTTCCCCACTTATATGATTCAATCAAGAACACGTCTGAATCTGCACCCATAACTGATGTTCCAACAGTTAACTTATAAGTAACTGGATCGTAGGAATATTCGTTAGGAACGTATGGTGTGCTCTCGTAAGGGGATACTTGCGGGTTGTTCAACGACAAAATTCGTGTCTCAAGAACAACTCGACCACCAGACACCCATGCAGTATAACCAGTTCCATCAACAGGCTCACCGCTAACAGGATCCTTCAGACTGAAGGTTGTCGAGGTCAAAACAACGATCTGATAGCGATTGTTGTTCAACTGATCCATCCCACGAGCGGTTGGCATGTCCGAGCCAAGGTCCGTGATTCGAACGATTTGGTTAGTCTGGAAGCCATGTGCTGCAGTTGTTGTAACAACAACCGGATCAGCAGCGGTTACACCAGCAATGAGAGCACGGAATGCCGTCACTCCACCAGTAGTATCGGCTACAGTGTAACCATTAGTTGCTAGATCAACAAAGTTGAAAGACGCAGCAGCTGCCGAATCAATAACTTTCTGTTGATATGCATGGGCAGCAGTCGTTTGACCACGGAACCATACACTGATCGGCAGCTTGCCAGCCGTTGAAGTCCAATGAGTTAGGTTATTGAAAACAACCTTATCGGGTTGGAAATTGAAAGTGAATGTGTGAGCAGTACCAGCAGAAATAAACTGGAACGCCTCAGACATAGATTGCCCTAGAAATAGGTCGGCCATTTTATCTCCTTATGCTTTAGTGGATAGAAGGGTGACGATATGCGAGTCATCAAGGATCGCTGCGTTGAAATACGCAGTGAAGCCCATCGACTGGAATCGATTCAAATAATCATTGAAACCAAGTGGCTTCATGATCATTTCGGTAGCAACCTCGTCGATACTGATATACCCATAGGCATTAGCTCCAACGAATGTGTTGTTATAAACTGGAGGAGACGCGCTGGAATACTTGACGAGTGTCGAAGTGACCCAGCGCGCTTCCTCGGTAGCGCCGAATTCAGACTGGAGAACAGCGTCTTGCGCGCCATACTGCGAAGTCGGAACGAATGCATTCAGAGCGCGAATGTCTGGTTTCAGGTTAACGTGAGCCACTACCCAAAAAGCCGATTCTACAGGACCCGTACCAAAGCGCGAAGCGCCATCAATGACAGGAGTCATCTTCTCAGTATCATTATCATCAAGATACTGAATCGCCCTATCGACGTCAGCCTGAGAAAGTTCAGTTACAGCGTTTCCATTCGAGCCGTTAAGGCAAGAAATCTGCGCTACCGAAGCATCCCAAACGTCACGAGTCACCTTGTCTAGCATGGTATGCATGCACTGGCTAAGGTTATCAGCGGTTTCTGAAGCGGTATCGTCTTCAACAACCAGCAAGACCTTGCGGCTAAGAAGAACAACCTTCCCAAACTCCTGAACCTGAACGTTAATATCAAACTTTGTTACTTGTTCAGGTGATGGATCGGCATCTTCGCTCAAGACAACCGGATCGGAATTTAAGTTCTCTTGACGACGGAAAGCCATCGTACTAGTACTCTTCGTAGGTAAACTAAAAGCTCGCCCAAAAAGATTGTGCACATTCCTAGGCTTAGAACGCTGTAGTAGCGCTCTGTGAGCCCATCGATCCGACATCGAGCCGTAGGCTGATGTATCGGTAATTCCAGTGGCCATTTAGACCCCCCAATTAAGCTACCGCCTCTTCTTGCGATCGGTTCTCCACGTACGATACTCATCGTCCGACATTGACATCACATCGACCGCATCGTTAAGAGCTGCGGCCTTAGGGATTCCACCAGGAGAACCAGCTACTGGTTTCTTCTCTACTTTTGGCTTTAACTCTTGACGCTGCTTAGGTGTCAATGCGTTCATCAATAGATAAGCCTCTTCATATCGATTTTGAGCTTCACCGATTGCGTTTCTAAGGTTAGGTCTCTGTTTTAAAAAAGTTTCTAAGTTATCTTCAATGTACTGTGACTTTTCTGGATTCTGCGAAATCCAGAGAGATTCTTGGACTTTTCTCACTATCGCTGCTTCAGAACGACTAATGTCGTTCTTCACTTCTGCTTTTGTCGGAGCTTCGTATTGAGACTCATCTTCTTCTTTTGGTTCAGGCTTTATGCGCTGCTCCTTAAGATATTGATTCTCAACTTCTGCTCTTTGTCTAGCCTCTCGCTCGGAATGCCTCTTAGCTCGTTCCTTTTGAAGAGCCGATAGCGGTACCATTTTCTCCTGCTCGACGGGCGCATCCGCGCTTTGCTCGATTTCAGGAGATTCCTGCACTTCGTCCATCACTTCCTGAGGTTCGGTGTCCTCGTCCATATTTTCTCCCGTTGTACATGGCTTGCCGCCACGAGGCTGCACTAGTTTAGTTAGTGACTCTTGGGAGCGCTCCCTTAGCTTGAAGGTAAGCTGCTCCCTTGGTATTGAAATCCACTTTCAGTTTCTTATCTGCGCCTCTAGCTGGAACTACCCAAAGAAGTTCGCAAATTTCTTTTTTGTTATTCACGACAAAAACAATTTGATTCGTCATGAATGGTGGTAGCTTATGTGTCACGACTGGTCTTGATATGTGGAACTCGCCAGAACCCGCTTGATCAAACTTCCCGTGGAACACTACGTAATATGTTCTATCAAGATGCTTGCAAGCGTTCACGACCTCTTCGACATATTTATCTACCAGCTTCTTCAGAGCCTCTTTCTCGTCGATAAAATCGCGAGGAAGAATCAACCCTGAATGCGGACACGTTGCTAGCATTACATTCCAGCCTTACCGCGAAGACTGTCTTGTTGCGCCTGTGCTTTCTTCAGAAGCTTATTAGCTTTCTGCTGATCAGCATTGCCGCCAGGACCGCACATAGGTGCGACTTCACGAGCAGCTTTAACAGGATTCTTCGAGTACGAGCATAGGCCTTTGACCGACGTCATCGAACCACCATTGCCTTTTCCGTTATAGGGCATTTAAAACCTCTTGATTGATTTGTTGTTGAGCCGCCTGAAGCGTCTGGTTTTCAGAGCTACCCTGCGTCTCGGAGTTGATTTGATCGCTTGTCGACTCAATCTGAGCAGAGACTTTCTCACGAGACATTATTTCTTGCTGCTCTAGAGAATTTACAAATTCGAGTACTCGCAAGATCCTCTCATCTTCCATCGATGCGATCTCTGTGATCGTCTTCGCTCTAGCAAGAGCGGCCTGAGCCATATTCTCTTGTGCCTCACTAGCGCGTTCAGCTGCGAGACCAACGTCGGCAATTACGCGAGCACGACGCTCTTGAGCCAAAGATGTCATCTGTTCTTTCTGAGCATTTGCAAGCTCCATCGCCATGCGCTCTTGCTCGTCGATCTTCTTCTGTTGTTCAGCGACTTTCTTCTCTTGCTCTTCAATCGCAGCTTGCAGGTCGGACATACCAGACATCTGCAATGCTCGGATGATCTCAGATTGCGGAACGTCGACAATGCCATCGCGCTTGAGATTGACCAGCTCGTAGTAGTAAGCATCTTTCTGCGACTTAGAACGTACACCCTCTTTGATAACAGCATCGTATTGCTCGAACTGCTGCTCATAGAACTGCTCTGTCGGCTCTTCATTCAAAATTCTATTTACTTTACCACGAGGATAATGGTTTTGGATGCATGTTAAAACTAAGCTCCCAAGGATCTGCTGCGACTGATCAATGTTGTCGAAGACCTTGCGATTGCTCATCAGATTTTGAGCGATTTGAACTTGCGCGAGACGACCCGATAGTAAAGTGTTTCGCTTCTCATCCATACCTAACGACGCTTGGGTAACATTCCCAAGCGTTAATGTTAAGTCGTCTAATACTTTCTGATATTCTATGAGAGCCGGATTAGCCCCCCCGCCCTGCAACTGCTGCACAGACTCCAGGCCCTGAGGAGCCTTCTCGGGATCTGCATCTATGCCAATAAGACGATTTTGCCCCGATTGCTGCATATCTGTGGGGTCGGGAACACTGCCGATCAGGTATTTGTAGCCTGTAGATATAGTGCTATCCATCATATCTATGATCTTCATGTGCCGCTTATTGAATTGCCGTTGAGCGCTCCATTGGCAGGATGCCATTCCTTGGATGCGCTGCGAAGGCATCCAGATCGATGGTTCCATATAGCAGATGCACGGAACAAACGGGTACGTCTCTACAATTCCGGTAGTGTCTTCGCCAGTGAAAACATGCTGCCCGTTGAGCATCACATGCATTTCAACGTAGGGACGAGAGACTGTACGAACTTCGACATTTGGCATCTGTGCCATGTCTAGTCCCATAACTTCAGAGTCGCTTCGATCATCACGAAGACGCTTCATTCCAACTTTGAGACGCTTCTTTTCGTCAGACGGAAGATCCGTGATATCTCGATAGAATCCAGTGTCTACATCGACGAGAAACTGACGCTCACGTGTCGTGCGACGATAGTATTGATCGTATGCGAGGAGATTGCGATTACGAGAGAAGGTGGTGAAATTTGGATGATAGCTAAGGAACTTGTCATCACGGAAACCGACTGCAATTGCGTCGATCTCAGACGGATCAACGTCAGGAAGAAGCTGCTTCGCGTAGTCTCTACTGATTAGATCGCGAGTAATCGAGTATGCGCAGTCGACGAGGTCAAGATGCTCAAAAGTCGGATCTAAATAAAAGCTGTTATATGTACGCTTAAAGAATTTAATATCACCATTAACGAAGTCTTTTGAATAGTCCATGCGAATACCGCACAGGGAGATTCCGCTCTTGAAAGATTCATCACAGGCGTCTAGAAACTCTGGATAGCCACTGCCTTTGTCCCATACATAGTAACCAATCTTTGTTAGTTGGTCGGCTGTCTTTTGGTCAGATCCCTCGACAGGGGCATAGATTACGGAATTGATATTATCGCGCAGATACCCGGAAAAAAACTGCAAGGGACGTCGCATGATATTGAGCTCGATCGGCTCGCGACCTTCCTTAATAAGTTCCCGTCTCTCAGTATCAGACCATGTATATCCGGACGCTGCTAAGGTGTAGACTTTGGCATCTTGAATAAAAGGAGCCCAATAGTCGTGGGCATACCTATAGTTTTCTTGAAACTCAGCTGTTATCGAACGATCGCTCATCGCTTTGACGGCATGGAGACCCCATCATTCATGATGGGGAGGAAACGCCGCTCCTCTTTTGGCTAAAGTTTCTGTTCGTGTTCTCGTTTTCTCTCTTTTCTGCTATACTACAGCTTGCTTTTGCAGAGTCTGCTATATCGCAGTAATGCGGTAGTCGTGCGACCAGGGATGCGATTAAGTC